GGACAACAATACCTTACAGCTGTAGTAGGTGACGCAAACGGAAAGTATTGGTATTTCCCTTTCTTGCAAGTTACTGCATACGGAGAAGGTTCGGGAACTGCTAGAGCAGACGGATCTAAATACTCTTTAGTTCTTACAGCTGAAAACGAAAGTTTAGCTTACGAAGTAGACCCTACTATTATTGCTGGTCTTACGGCTTAATTGGTTTTAGTTACATTCTAGAAACGTAACACTTATAACAACCCTACCTAATCTGGTGGGGTTTGTTGTTTTATGAACATTTGCTTTTTAACTTTTAATATAGTTATGATTTACATTGAAAAAGGACAAGTTAATACGTTTGCTTTGACGCTGTCAGAAGTAACAACGTTAGTAGACCCCTTTTATTTATTCGTTTTTGAAGACGAATTTAACACGGCTGTCGATCCGATATATTGGATAGGCGCAGACACGTCTAGTTACCCTTATAGATACAACCTATTTACGTTAGAAGAAGGCGTAGACTTAGATTTATTGAAAGGTCAATACACCTATAAAGTGTTTGAAAGCCTAACAGACATAGTAATAGACGAAAACACGAATACAGAAGAACTTAATTTAATCGAAGAAGGGCGCATGGTGGTAAGCGGTGTAGCTGTTTCTTCTATATATGAATAAAATATGGGAATTTTTGACAGATTTAAACAACAAAAACCAGAAGTAGTAGAAGGCTATCAGTCATTTAGTACGCCTTTCGGTAAGATAGGCAACGCTAACTTGTCGCTACCTTACGTTAACGGACGTTACCAAGTGTCTGGTTACATTCCATTTGGTCAAGATAACCTATTCCCCGAAACACTTAACCAGCTTTATTTTACTAGCCCACTTCATGGGGCAATTGTGGACTTTAAAGTTAACGCTACTATAGGCGCTGGCTACCAATTAAAGACGGACAAGTTAACGCCAGACGAAAAGCTAGATATTTACACGTGGGAAAAGAAAATGAAACTAGCTAAGTCGGTTAGACTAGTGGCTAAACAAATCGTACTCCACAACCGCGTTTATTTTATGCTACACTTTGATGAAAAGCACAAAGTAAAAAGAGTCGAAAACATTTCACCAGAAAAGGTTCGTATTAATCGCGCGAAAGATTGTTATTTTTTATGTGACGATTGGGCGTCTAGAATTGACGTAATTCCAGTTACTAAATATCACCCGTTAAATACGGACAAATGCCAGCTTTACGCTTACGAATTGCCGTCAATTGGTCAAGATTTTTATAGTTTGCCAACATATTCGAGTGCTTTAAATTTTGCGTTTTTGAGTGGCGAGTTAAGTTACTTTGCAAAATCAAACATTCAAAACTCTATTTTCCCGTCTTTTGCAATGATGTTCCCAAAACGTCCACAAAGCGAAGAGGAGAAAAAAATGCTACGCGATTCGATAGAGCGGATGAAAGGAGCTTCCAACGCGGGCAAAGGAATTGCTTTTTTCGCCAATTCACCAGACCAATTACCTAAAATCGAAAGCATCCCGACTAATTCAAACGACAAACTATTTCAAGAAGCTAGCGGACTAAACACCGAACAAATCTGTTTTGCGCATACAATCGACCCTATCTTAATGGGTGTGCGTACAACTGGATCACTAGGTAACGGCGCAGACATTAAACAAGCCTATATTATTTTTGAAAAAAATGTAGTTATTCCTTTGCGTGAAATGGTAGAAGAAGTCTTTACAGAATTGCTTTTAATCTGCAAACAAAAAGCTGACTTTACTATTAAGAATTTCCAAATAATTAATGAAACTATTGTAGAAGTAGAAGGTGACGCTAGTAAAACACAAGACGCGCTTAATGCAATGAGTCCACTAGTAGCGACAAAGGTACTTAATACAATGACAACTAACGAAGTTCGCGCCCTTGCAAGTTTAGCACCTATCGAAGGTGGCGACGTAGTACCAAGTTCAACGCCAACAACTATTTAAGATGCTATACTTTATAACAGAAACATATTTAAAGACGAACACACCTATTACGGCAAACGTAGACGTAACAGACGTAACGCCGTACATTAAAACACAAGCGGATTTAAGAGTACAACCGATTCTAGGTAGTGTCTTTTATAACTACTTACTAGACGCGTACAATACGCAAACGTTAAACCCAGACGAAGAAACGCTAGTAGGTTTTATACAACCAGTAGTGGCGTGGCGTTCTGCAGAAGACGCAGTTTTCGGACTATCTTACCAGCTTAAAAACAAAGGTCTTCAAACTCAAAACGGCGACTTTTCAAATAGTGTAAGTCGTACAGAAGTAGTTTTCGGAATGGAACATTTCGCACAAAAGGCGTCTTTCTTTGAAGCTAGATTAATTAAATACCTATTAGCTAACAAAAACTTATTTCCAGAGTTCACTAGTCAAGAAAACCGCGACACGGATTTACGCCCACAAATAGAAATGTGCGATTGTGTAGGAACTTGTTACGGACGTTGTGGTCAGCGCTACAATGACAACGGATATAATAATGCTATAATGGTATTTTAATGAAGTCTAAGCTATCTATTTTTCTATTGTCGGCGTTCGCTATTCTTTCGCCTATTAAGCCTCTTATTTTAGTTGCTGTTTTATCTATTATTTTAGATACGGCTTTCGGTATCTGGCGAAGCGTTAAAAAGTCTGGCTGGACTTCTATTCGTTCAAGACGTTTAAGCCACACAATTAGTAAGTCTTTACTTTATTCGGGCGCTATTGTGTTCATTTTCTTAATGGAAAAGTACGTAGTTTCAGACATTCTAGGGCATTTTATTGCTATTGACTTAGTATTAACTAAAGCGTTTACTTTCTTTTGTGTCATTACAGAAGTTAAAAGCATTAACGAAAGCTACTTTAGTGTAACTGGCGTAAATGTTTGGGACAAGTTTATAAATTTTGTTAAACGATCTAAAGAAAATTTCGACGAACTAAGATGAAAAAACTAGACATACAAGCTATTAAACAAGTACGTTTAAAAGACAATCAGTATTTTGCTGAAAGTTCACCTAAAACTCAAATCTATTTACACCACACGGCGGGAAATGGAAATGCAGAAGGGGTTTCTAGATATTGGAATGGTAACGACAGCCGAATAGCTACGGCTTTTATCATTGGTGAAAACGGAACTATCGTACAATGTTTTTCATCTAAACATTGGGCGTGGCATTTAGGAATAGACCAAGAAGACTTTGCACGTAATGGCGCTAAGTATTCAAACTTAAATAAACTTTCTGTAGGTATCGAGGTTTGTAATTGGGGTTATCTTAAAAAGAAAGGTGACAAGTATTATAACTATGCTGGCGGTGTAGTTAATCCGTCTTACGTTACTGAACTAGAAACACCTTACAAGGGTTATAAATATTGGTATAAATACAGCGACGCACAAATAGAGTCTTTACGTCAGTTAGTCGAATACCTTTGCGAAACTTACGACATTCCAAAAGACTACAGAAGCGAAATTTGGGCTATTGACAAAGAAGCGTTTAAAGGGACTAAAGGAATATTTACACATAACTCGGTTCGTAAAGATAAAAGCGACATGTACCCAGACCCCCGCGTTATTAAAATGCTCCAAAACCTATAACACATGAGGGTTTCAATTATAATTCTGTCGCTAATTTCTACTATATTTGCGACAAGTTGCAGCGTGAACTATCATTTACGCAAGGCAATTAAAAAAGGCTATAGCTGCGACGTGGATAGTGACACAATTACTATTTCATCTATTGACTCGATTCCGTACGTTTTAAGAGACTCTATTTTCTGGGAAAGGATAGTAGTCCAAAAAGATACAATAGTTCGTTATAAGCGTTCCTACGTGCCTAAAACGCGGTTTGAGACTAAGATTGAATATAAGTACAAAACAAAAGTCCTAAAATCGGACGTTGAAAAGATAAAATATAAAAATAAATACATAACAAAGACAAAAATTAATTGGTTATTTGTTATTATTGCATTCGTTTTAGGATTCCTTACAAGGTTATCTTTTAGTGAAACCTTTAGAAGTAGGTTAAAACTTCTACCTAAACTTTTCAAATGAATAAAAACAAAGGCGGGCGCCCAGTAGTAAGCAAAGGCGTTCCACGTGTGCGGTTGAGTCCGCAAGAATTCGACCTAATTAAACAATATCGTGCTATAAAGGACAAGTCTAACGAAATGGGACTTAATGAAAACGATGTTAAGCACGGCTGGATAAAAACAAAAGACGCTAGTTTGTTCTTTGCTAACCCAAGTTTTAACGCTGGTAAAGAATTAGACCTAGACTTTAGTAAGCTACTAGAAAACGCGCCTAAAATAAACACGGAAAAAGTAAAGAAAAAAGAGTATAGCGGTGAATTTGACAAGTTAGTATTTACAGATGTACATATAGGTATGGACGCTAGCGACAAAGGTCGTAGTTTATACCCGTCCGAATGGAATGAAGACATACTTTTCGAGCGTTTGTCTAAAATGATAGACTACACACTAGCTAAACAGAATAGCAACGTACTTTATATATTAGATTTAGGCGACTATTTAGACGGCTTTAACGGACAAACTACACGTGGCGGTCATTCGTTACCACAAAACATGAGTAACCAGAAAGCGTTCGACGTTGGTTTTTTATTTAAGACTTTATTAATTACCCAGCTTTCGCCGTTCTACGAAAAAATCTACGTTAGAAATATCTGTAACGATAACCATAGCGGCGACTTTTCCTACTTTGTTAATCAGTTCTTTAAAACGTATGTCGAACGGGATTTAAAAAACGTCTTAGTAACTAACCAGACTTTGTTTATTGATCATGAAATAATAGGCAATAAATGTTTTGTAACGACACACGGAAAAGATACGCATAACATGAAGTTCGGTTTTAAAACTAAGATTGACCCTAACCAAATCAATAGAATACTAGGGTATCTAAATACGAACCAACTATTGAACAAAGGCTACGAAATAATCTTTGAAAAAGGCGACAGCCATTTATACTTATTCGATAGCTCTAGTAGTGACGTGTTTAAGTATTACAATTACCCAGCATTTAGCCCGTCTTCTAACTGGGTGGCTATGAATTTCCAGCTAGGTAAAAGCGGTTTTATACATTTTAACTACGATTTAGAACAAAAGAGTATAAACGAGTTCTTTTTTTAGTGTATATTTGAACTTTCATAATAGGTTTTTAAGAATTAGGGTTAGCAGTTGAAAGCGTTAGCCCTTTTTTTATGTCACATAAACTGGACGTAATCGGTTTAATGCCGTTTATGCGCATTGTTTTTAGCAATTTATCAGTCTATAGCCTTAAAAACATTAAGTATTTTTCAGCTTATAGCCTTATAATTAACCGAATTTCTCTTACATTAATACCTTTTAAGTATAAAAAAAGGTTCTAAAACGATGACTTTTTGGCGAGCGCGTTCTAGAACCTTGAATAGGTAATTTACAAATACTCTACAAATATAGTAGAATAAAGGAAATTAAAAATAAATGTAAAAAACTTTAAAAAAAATGTTTAAAAAGTTTGGTAGTTCGGATTTAGTATTTATATTTGCATATAATTAATTCACAAACACACAAAAAAAACAAGTTATGAAAACGAAAAAAGAAATGAACGAAATTATTTTAAAAGAGTTGAACGACTTATGGAATGAGTACGAGCAATTCAATGAAGTTTTAGGCGCAGATCACGAAGCTACTCAAAGAGCTGCTACACGTTGGGCGTCAATTAATGAACTAGTAATAAAATTAGGACTATGAAAAATATAAACTTACAAGAATCATTTGGCGACATCTGCGCGGGTATAGTTATTTTAATCGTAATTAGTTTAGCTGTAATTAGACCTTATGGCGCTGAAAACACGAACGAAGTAAAACAAGAAGTAACAGAAAAAGCCGTTAAGCAAAGCAAAGTTTTAGAAAAGTACGGCGAATTAATAACTAAAAACTTTTAACAATGTTTGATATTTTAGAATGTGAACTAGACGTATATACGTTAAATTTATCCTATAGCTATAATGAATTTATTTACGACGTTGTCTGTGACTTTGACTGGTTAGACAAAGAATATAACGGGTCTATGTTAGACTTTACTTTAAAACCAATTAAAGGAACGTATTTTAGTGGCGAAGTAGGTAACGACGAAGAAGGCGAAATAGAAATAACGCCAGCTTATTCTGAATGGCTTTTAGAAATGGTAAGAGAATATAGAAAAAAACACATTTATTTTATGTGTGAAGAAGAAGAAAACGAACGAAGAAAATTAGATTTAAACGTAGAAGACGATAACCCTCAAAACTGGCATTACTATGGTATTTAGACTGCAACGTATGGTAAGGTTCTGGACGACCAAAACCACACACGAACACGTAAGAGGTTCTTTTAACGAAGACCTTTACAGAAGAATTTGTGAAATTAAATTTACTCAGAACTTATGACACCAAAAGAAAAAGCAAAAGAGTTAGTTACTAATATGCAAATTGAACACGATACAGAAAAACGATGTTATTATTTTCATATGTCGTTAGAAAGTGCAAAGCGAAGTTCATTAATTGCAGTTGATGATATAATAAATTTTATTGAAGATGAAAGAAAGGGCTTTAATTGGAAAACATATTATAAAGAAGTTAAACAAGAAATAGAAAAGCTATGAAATACAAACTAGTTTATTACAGCGGTTCGAATGTTATTCACAGCTGGACTTTTGACAACAAAGCACTTTGTAATTGGAAAAAAAAGGAACTAAGGTCTAGAGGTCTTTGTTTATTAGGTAATTTTAGAATTGAAAAAGCATGAACGAAAATAAATATTTTTTAATTGAATGTGAATGGAAATTATATGAATGCGCTTATGAATTGTGTAAAATTTTTAAAAAACAAGGCTGGTTTTATAGTGTAAACATTACAAAAAACGCAGAAGAATTTGAAGTAAAAGAAGTAACTAAAGAAGAATTTTACAATAATATACATTTTTAAGATGAACGACAAAATAATAGAATTAATCCGAGTTTTCATTGATCGCGACGGATTAAACACACCAAACAGAAAGCGCCAACAGATTTACAAAAAGGCGTATTTACAACACAAGCTAAAAGAATGCGGACTAACTTACAAGGCTATAGCTGAAATGTTTAACATGACGCACGCCAGCGCTATACATAACATTAAAACGCACTACATTTTAGTTCAATACCACAAAAACGAATACGAAGCGTATATTTACGAATATCTAGAGACTCTAGACGGCTATAAAGTAGAACCGAAAACACGGAATTTAATAGAAGATATTAACAATTGTGCTAATTTATACCAGTTAAATAGAGTTAAACGCTGGATTCGCGAAAAAAAATACGACTTCGATGCAACTTTAATAGAGTAAATACGTTATATTTGTGAACGGGTAAGCAGACCCTAATTAAAAGAACTTATTAGAACCTCATTTGGCGAGTAGTGCTGCTTCACGAAAACCGAATGGGGTTTTTTCATTTTAAAGCAGTAAAATGGCAACAGAAAAAAATTCATTTCTTTTGTATTGTGATACAATTCACACAATAGAAAAACTTTCAGACGTAGACGCTGGGCAATTACTCAAACATATTTTAAGATATGTAAACGACAAAGACCCAGTTACAGACAATCCACTAGTAGAAATTGCTTTCGAACCAATTAGACAAAGTCTTAAACGTGATTTAGTTAAATACGAAAACATACGAACGCGTAATAGTGAAAACGCAAAGAAGCGATGGAATGCGACCGCATCCGACCGCATGCCAAACAATACCAAAAATGCCGATAGTGATAGTGTAAGTGATAGTGTTATATCTAAAGATATATATAGGCGCTTCGCGCATTTGTCTATAACTAATTTAGAAGTAGAAAAG